TCTTTACCCGCTGGCTATCTTTCCCATTGCGGGCGGATCGCGCGTGAGTGCTTTCCGCCTGGCTGGGATGGCCAGTACCCAGACTTGGTTTGGGGTGCCTCGCCTTCCGTGTCCGCGTGCACGGAGGCGTCAAGGAGTGTGGGTGGCGCCCGCTCTCTTGGAGGGGATCGCCGTGAATTTCTCCAGTCCTGCCTGCGGGAGGGAGATGTCTCGATTAGTCGGGATGTCCGCTTCTCTGTGGTGTCGGAAGGGGGTAAGGATCGGATGGTAACCGTGGCCTCGGCCGAAACTAGGGTGCTCTCGCCCCTACATAAGGCCCTGTACAATCGGCTTTCTAAGCTTCCCTGGTTACTAAGGGGGGCAGCCAAGCCGGGGAAGTTTGAGGGCTTCCAACCCGTGGAAGGGGAGGTGTTCGTCTCCGGCGATTATGAAGCCGCGACGGATTTCCTCCCGCTGGAAGTTGCTGAGGTGTGCCTTCGGGTCGCCTTGGCAAATTCTCGTTGGATTCCCTCGTCCTTAGGTGACGCAGCAATGCGTTCCCTTCGGTCGAGGATCCATTACGAGGATTGCTCCCTGGGGTTCGAGCAGCGAGTGGGACAGCTGATGGGAAACTTGCTCAGTTTCCCTCTCCTGTGCCTACAGAACTACTGTGCGTTCCGTTGGGTCTTCCCGGATTCACGTCCGGTCAAGATCAACGGCGACGACATAGTGTTCCGTTGCACCCCGGTCGAGTTCGACCGGTGGGCGGAGTTCGTTGGCAGTGTCGGGTTGCGGTTGAGCCGCGGGAAGACCTTGGTCGACCCGCGGTTCTTTTCCGTGAACTCGCATTTCTTCAGGTCGCGTCGGGGGCACGTCCCCGCTGAGGTGCCGGTTTTGAGGACCGGCGGCCTTGTTAAGCCTGTCGAGGCCGTGTCGGGACTGGGAGGGGCGTTTCGGACGTTCTCCCGTGGGTTCCGGGGTGAGACACTTTATCGTGCCGAATCTCTGTTCCTACGCCTCCGCGCGCGCGTTATACGCGCGTCCGGTCGCAGTGTCGTGCGGGGTCTACGGGTACCCGCGAGCGTGGAAGCCCTCCACAGGGCCGGTTTGTGGAGGAGAGAGTGCTGGTATGCTGAGCTTCCCAGCGAGAGGGATCTTCCAGAAGATCCGTCCCGCCTTAATTGGGCAGGCATACCGCCGGGGTGGAAAAGAGAGTGGGTGGTGCCGTCCACCCGAGGACAGAGGCGCCGTCTCCAGGACTTAAAGTCCGCTTTTATTAAGGAGATGGTCCACCGTTCTTGGGTGGTCACACCGTCGTCCGGGAAGCAGGTCAGGGACTACTTCCGGGAGGTCAAAAGGACTGGCTACGAGGACCGCTTCAAGGAGTGGCTCCGAATGGCAAGGACTGCTGGCCGGGTGAAATTCCTTCGGGTTTTT